ATTCTTGACAGTTTGCCCCCCTTATGTTATCCTCTTATTCGTATGCGTATTCGGCAGTTATTGTGCCGATTTCTTATATCGTCCTGCGGGCGTAACGGGGGGGGGTCGTATAAAAACTCGAAACTACCCTAACCTACAGAGGTGACAATTCGACCTTTAAATATAAGACACATAAAAAATTTCCGGAAGTATGATAAGGCACTATAAGGTTCGCAGAAGATCCCCTTATTGGAATTTCTGGAAGGTTGTCTTTGCGGGGTGGTTGATAAGGTATCCGAGGCAATGTTTTACCCTGATTGGGATACCGATCGGGTTTTTGCTTGTTTTCATATATAATGCGGTTGCAAGATAATGCGAACCTCAAAAAATTCCGGAGATATTTTTTTAATGGAAAAGGTTTATCACATATACGCAAAAGATAAGTGTATAATGCATTCTATAAAAGAAGAAGAGTTTCCAACTGTATGGAATACTCTGAATAATCTCGTAGGTATTATGAAGACCGATTATGAGAAGGATGATTTATCTTATGAGGAGTTGTATGTGAATAAGAAAACTGTACTCGAATCGTCCCATTGACAAGACATATATACACTGATAAAATTGATCTGAAGGTTAATTTGACTTATGGCAAAAGGATTTACGGTTAAAGCAAAATCACCTATTGTTCAAAAAGAAGAATGGGATATTGATGCAATTAAAGAAAGAATGCGAGGAAAGAGCATTGTATTTTGTCTTCCTGGACGTGGATGTTCTTTTATTTTTCTGAAGAACTTTGTACAACTGTGCTTTGATATGGTACAGAATGGTATGAGTATTCAGATTTCTCAAGATTACTCATCCATGGTTAACTTTGCACGTTGTAAGGTACTTGGTGCAAATGTACTTCGTGGACCTAAGCAAGTTCCTTGGGATGGTAAGTTACAATATGATTATCAACTCTGGATTGATAGTGACATTGTATTCAACACAGAAAAGTTCTGGCAATTGTGCGACCTTGCACTGTCTGAGGATGGCACGGAACGTGAGATTGTGGCAGGATGGTATGCAACAGAAGATGGTCACACAACCTCAGTAGCACACTGGTTGGAAGAAGATGACTTCCGTAAGAATGGTGGTGTGATGAATCATGAGAATGTAGAAGGCATTTCAAAGCGTCGTAAACCATTTACTGTTGATTACACTGGATTTGGTTGGGTTCTGATTAAGAAGGGTGTCTTTGAGAATCTTGAGTATCCTTGGTTTGCACCAAAGATGCAAGTATTTGAATCTGGTGCAGTTCAAGATATGTGTGGTGAAGATGTTTCATTCTGTCTTGATGCAAAAGATGCAGGATTTGATATCTGGTGCGATCCTCGCATTCGTGTGGGACATGAAAAGACTCGCGTGATCTGATGAATTTTAATATCTTATACAAAGGACGTAAGATATATCAGAACCTCAGTTATGAAGAATGCACTGAGGTTCTTGACGAACTCTCCTCTAGGTACTATACTGATGAGGAATTTGATATTGAACAACTCGAACTGGAGGAACTCTAATGGCAAAAGGCGGATCTAATAAGACTATTTTCGAACCAGGAGCACCGAAAAAGACTCGTCAAGGACGTTCTGCACGGACTCTTCTTTCAGCAACGTCTCGTAATGGTAAGAAGAAGCGTTATCGCGGACAAGGTAAATAGTAAGAGAAATAAAAAAACTACATGTCTTGTTTAGTCACCAACTTACCTTCACAAGAAGTATGGGTTCGTAAAGAATACCTTACTGATCATCAAGAAGGTTGGGGTGAATTTGTAAAGGGCGTCTGGGTATCGGCAAAGTCCATACCTGGACGCGCTTTTTATTTTGAGACTTATTTGCCAGAGTATGCGGCAATGTATGATAAACTGCCGATTAGTGCCTTTTTGTCTCGTCCAGAAACTCCAGATCCAGACTTAAACCTACCAAATTTGCAATTTTGGAACTGTATGGACTATGGTGTAGTCAGTATTGATAAAAAATTCATTGGTAGTATGGACTATGAGTGCTATACACGGGACTTTGGCATTCAAAAGGGCGTTTACGTCTGCACCCTGGACAATTATCACCGCGATCCAGACATGGTTGACTGGGCAACGAGCGAAAATCCTGCCGAACATAAGTCTCATAACCTGATTGAACTCAATAATGGACAGTTTTGTCTCTATCCAAACAATAGAATTCGTATCTTTGACAACAGTTTGACACCTGTTGAACCAAAAATGCCCGATTTTAAGGTTTCGACTCACTATTATCAGGTTGAAAACGGGTTTGATCGTCTTGGAATGGGTAGAGAAGACGAATATTTCTGGAAAACAGCAAAAGAACGGGATAGCAACCCCGTAAAAAGTTCTGTTCAACCCCTAAAAGAGGAGAAAACAGATGGCAATTCACCCAGATCCAGATAGAAACAGAGATTACATGCGAGAAACGTGGGGAACAACTCACTTAATCACTGATTATTGGAGTCAACCCAAGCAAAAAATGCTTCGTGAGATCAATAATGATGATCTGACACCTAAAAAACACGATTTTTTCCATCAAAATGAACTTCATGAGAAAATTCGTAATGATGAAGACTATGATGATTGGGAATACGGAACAGAACCACTCTATGAAGTCAAAAAACCATAATAAATAAGATAGAATTATAATTTTCTATGCCTCTAGAGCGGGTAAGTAAGGGTTTCAAAGATGTGAGTATGTCATTTCAGGTAAATCCCCTGAATAATGACTTGATTGCGATTAAAAATGAGACTGCTATTGCCCGTTCTATCAGGAATTTGGTACTTACTTCTCCTGGGGAAAGATTTTTCGATGAAGATTTAGGATGCAGGGTTTCTAGAGTACTATTTGAAAATGTTGATGGCATGACTGCATCTGTAATTAGAGAAGAAATTGAAAGTGTAATTAACAGATACGAACCAAGAGTAGAATTAATTGATGTGGACGTAAATCCAGATTTTGATAATAATGAGTTCAATGTAACTATAAGATATTACATTGTCGGTATTGATGTACTGCCTCAACAGCTAGCATTTGCATTACAATCAACACGATAATGGCATTAGTAGACTTCACGAAACTAGACTTCGATCAAATAAAGACTTCGATTAAGGATTACCTTAGATCGGATCCGAATTTTACTGACTATGATTTTGAGGGATCGAATTTATCGTCTATAATTGATCTTTTAGCATATAATACTTACATCACTTCATATAATGCTAACATGGTTAGCAATGAGGTGTTTATTGATAGTGCTACTTTAAGGGAAAATGTGGTTTCTCTGGCACGAAATATTGGATATGTACCAAGATCCAAAAAAGCATCGATAGCAAATATATCTTTCTTTGTAGACACTACAGATTTAACTTCAAAACCCACTACATTGACTCTCAAGAAGGGTGTAGTGTGTACTAGCACAAATGCTTTCCTTGATCAGAGTTTCTCCTTTACAATTCCTCAGGACATTACACGTCCAGTTGTGAATGGAATTGCTTCTTTTGATAACATTGACGTTTATGAGGGAACTTTTGTTGCTCAGACTTTTACAGTAGATTCAAATAATCCAGAACAAAAATTTATCTTAGATAACCCAGATATTGACATCAGTTCTATTATCGTATCTGTCAGAAATACTCAAGCAAGTACAGTTTCTAGAAAATTTAGTCTATCAAATAGTCTTTTAGATGTTACTTCAACTTCTAGAGTGTTTTTCATTCAAGAAATAGAAGATCAAAGATACGAATTGATTTTTGGTGATGGAATTTTTGGCGTAAAACTGGATAATCAGAATTATATTGAAGTTTCATATATCACAACGGCAGGAAAGGATGCAAATGGCATTTCTTCCTTCACTTTTGGTGGAAGAATCGTTGATAATAACAATAGAGTTGTAAATTCAGAAATTTCTCTGATAACAACAAATACTGGAACGACATCTGGACAAGATATTGAGTCTGTTGATTCTATCAAGAAATATGCTCCCAGAATCTATGCATCTCAGAACAGAGCAGTAACGGCAACAGACTACGAGAGCATTATTCCCAATTTATATCCAGAAACAGAATCGGTTTCAGTTTTTGGTGGGGAAGATTTAAATCCTCCAAGATTTGGTAAAGTCTTTATCTCTATTAAACCTATTAATGGGACTTTCCTTTCATCTCAAGTGAAGGAAAATATAAGATCTGGACTGAGAAAGTATAGTGTTGCTGGAATTGTACCAGAAATTCTAGATCTGAAATATCTTTACATCGAGTACACCTCTTCCGTCTATTATAATACAAATGCTGCTCCAAGTGGAGACTTTGTTAAGACTATAATCGATAGAAACATCAATCTATATGCAGATTCGAGTGAATTAAACAAATATGGTGCAAGATTTAAGTATAGTAAGTTCTTGAAATTGATTGATGACAGTCATTCATCGATAACCTCCAATATTACAAAAATTTCAATGAGGAGAAACATGAAACCCTCATTGAACTCATTTGCTGACTATGAAGTTTGCTATGGTAATGGTTTCCATGTGGCAAATTGTAAGGGATATAACATTAAGTCTTCTGGATTCACTGTAAGTAACTTAAGCGGGACTGTTTATCTCTCCGATATTCCAAATTCCGATGGAGTAACTGGAAATCTGTTTTTCTTTAAAGTCAGTTCTACGAATAATCCAGTAATTGTTAAAAATAATGTTGGAACTGTAGATTATGAAAAAGGTGAGTTGAATTTATATCCTATCAACATCGTATCAACAGCAAAATCACTGGGCGGAGAACCAATTATAGAAATATCAACAGTTCCAAAGTCAAATGACGTGATCGGACTTCAAGATCTGTATCTTCAATTAGACACTTCTTCTAGTGTGTTAAATATGGTATCAGATGAAATATCTTCTGGATCTGATATTTCTGGATCATCATACGTGGTAACTTCAAGTTATTTAAACGGAGACATTGTAAGAATATAAAATGACAGAAACAAGAATTAAAATCGGTTCTATTGTCGAGAATCAGCTTCCAGAGTTTGTTCGGGATGAATTTCCTCTTGTATCAGAATTTTTAAAACAATATTATACATCCCTCGAAAGTCAGGGATCTTCTTACGATGTAATACAAAATATAGACAGATATATCAAGGTAGATAATCTATCTAATTTAATCGACTCCACAACTTTAACTTCGGACGTATCATTTGTAGATGATACGATTAATGTTTCATCTACGGCAGGGTTTCCAAACTCTTACGGACTTCTTTTAATTGATTCCGAAATAATTACCTACACAGGAAAAACTTCAACAACGTTTACTGGGTGTGTAAGAGGTTTTAGTGGAGTAACTTCCTTAAAAAGTTCTCTAAACTCCGATGAATTGGTTTTTTCGGAATCAGAGTCTGATGATCACTCTACATCCACTAAGGTAAACAATCTTAGTGTACTGTTCTTACAAGAATTTTTCAATAAACTTAAAGTTCAAGTAACTCCTGGATTTGAGGGAAGAAGTTTTTACTCTGACTTGAATGATGGACTTTTCATCAAACAAGCAAAAGACTTTTACTCATCGAAAGGAACTGATGCTTCTTTTGAAATTCTTTTCAGAGCATTGTATGGAAAAGACGTTGAAGTTATCAAACCACAAGACTTTTTGGTTCAACCATCAGATGCTCAGTATAGAGTAACCAAAGATCTTGTAGTAGAAAGTATTTCTGGAGATATTTCTGATCTTCAAAATAGAACAATCTATCAAGATGAGAATAGTCTTATTCCCAGAGCAAGAGGAACAGTAACTCAGGTTGAGAGAATTCAAAGAGGAAACAAGGAATATTACGTTTTAAGTCTTGATTTTGGATATCAAAGAGATATTGATGTTGAGGGAACTGTTTTTGGAGAATTTTCTATTCATCCAAGAACTTTATCCGTAACCGAAATAAATGACATTGATTCTAGTGTAGACGGATTTGCTCCTAGTTCAACCTCAATTGACGTAGACTCAACAGTAGGATTTGCTCAATCTGGAAGTTTGCTCATTGATAATGCAAACGGAACACAAACTGTTATAACTTATCAAGATAAGACTCTTACTCAGTTCTTAGACTGTTCTGGATTTGATCAACCAATTCCAAGCAAGACTGAAATAAAAACAAATGATTTTGCCTATGGATATGGTGATGGTGAGCAAATCAGATTCAGAATATCTGGAGTTCTGTCCGATTTAAAAATAATTGATGATCATAATCTCTTCTCTATAGAAGATCCTATTAAGATAAACACTCTTGGGGAAGAAGCACTAGAATACAAATTTAATAATTGGTTCTTCAACGTACCAACTAAATTCACAACAAAATCAATAACTTTATTAGATGCTTCGAATTATTCATATCTCATTAATTTTTACGATAACCATTCATTTGTAATTGGTGATAGAGTTTCTGTTATACCATCATTTGGACTACCAGGATCAATAAAAATTGGAACAGTCGTATCCTATGAAAATAAGAAATCCATCGTAGTTTCTGGACAGGGAATTCTTAACACAAATTTTGTATATGACTTTGAAAAAATTCTTTCCCGAGTAGATAGTATTAACTATCCTACACTCAGCAAGTACACAACTAATGTTCAGAATGTGTACTTGGATGATGATAGATCTTTATATGTCGCTGCTCCATCTCTTCCAAGTTACATCAATCAAAAACTAAAGATCAACGATAAGTCAGTTACTTTTTCAGGAACATTTAGTGGTACTGATTTAAACATTGGAAATCATCCATTTTTTACTGGAGATGCGGTTTACTATCGTTCTGGCGGCACAACAAATAATTTAGGTATTCCTGATGGTTATTATTTTGCAGTAAAAGTAAACGATACTACCATCAGACTTTCAAAAAGCAGATCAAATTTAAATTCTAATATTTTAGTATCTGTATCAGGAACGGTAACTAACAACAAACTACAATTCGCATCATTTGTAGATGAAAGTTCTTTTGATACGAAACAATTAGAACCTCAGAAATTAATCAGAAAAGTATCTGATCCTATCAATGACGGTACGAGTCATAATACCGTCCCAGGTGCCTCTGGAATCCTCGTCAATGGCGTAGAGGTACTAAACTATAAGTCAAGGGATAGAGTCTTCTATGGTTCCATTGAATCGGTAATTGTATCCGGTGGTGGAAGTGGATATGATGTTATTAATCCACCTGTTCTTAGGATAACAGATTCTGTTGGTTCTGGTGCTACTGCATATTGCTCTGTAAGTGGAGAACTTGAGAGGATTGAAGTTTTATCTGGTGGATTTGATTATTTGGAAGTTCCCCAAATAAAAATTTCTGGTGGTGGTGGATTTGGTGCTAGAGCAGAGGCAAATCTTGTAGCATTTAATCATAATGTAACATTTAACGCTAACCAGACATCTGGTGCTGTTGATGGAACAAATTTAACTATAACTTTTATAGATGATCACAAATTTAGAGACTATGAGAGAATCATTTATGATCCACAAGGAGAGACTGTAGTTGGTGGATTATCAACAAATGCCTCATACTTTGTTTCAGTTGTAAACTCAACAAAGATTAAATTACATAGAACCTATTCTGATAGTATTCTTGGAATAAACACCATTACAATTTCAAATAATGGTAATGGTATTCAAAAATTCAGATCACTGAGTCCAAAGAAAAAAATTGGATCAATAACAGTAATCAATAGTGGATCGAATTATAGAAATAAAAAAACAACCACTAATATTGCTGGAATTAATACGGCATCTAACATCATAACCATTAATAATCATGGTTATGAAAGTGGAGAGATTTTGTCTTATGATTATACAGAAAATCCAGTTGTAGGATTATCTTCAACATCAACTTATTATGTCACTAAAATAGACAACAGCAACTTTAAGTTGTCTTTGGTTAGCACTTCCAGCACACAACCAAAAAATATCAACTATACGATTAAAGAATATGTTGATTTGGTAGATGCTGGCAGTGGAACTCATATTTTTAATTATGAACCAATTACAGTTACAGTTACTGGTAGAGTTGGAGTTTCAACTTTAACAGGACAAGATTTTAGCGCATCACTTCAACCAATTTTCAGAGGTTCTATTGATTCTGTTCATGTTCAGGATGGTGGAAGGGAATATGGATCTCAAGACATTATAAACTACAATAGACAACCAGAATTCTTAGCTTTAAATGGAAGTGGAGCACAATTAACACCAATTATAAACAACGGAAGTATAGTAGACGTTGTAATCAACAATCCAGGATCTAATTATAATTCCCCACCAAACTTAATCATTAATGGATCTGGTAGTGGAGCACAACTTACTCCCGTCATTTCCGATGGAATCATTACTTCAGTAATTGTTGTGTCTGGAGGAGTAGGTTACTCTACTTCTGATGCCGATATAGATGTTGTTTCTGCTGGATCGGAAGCAAAGTTTGAGGCAAACGTAAAATCTTGGAATATCAACCTCTTTGAAAGATATTTACAAACCAATCAATTAACAGATGATGATGGTGTATTAGATTCTAGTTTCTCTGGTTTTGGACTTCAATATTTCCACCTCTATCCACCAAGAAAGTTTAGATCTTCTGTATTAGGATCAAGATTTAAGGATGGTGAAATTTTTTATGAACCAGATCTAAAGTTATTCAATAATGTAGAAACTACATCAATTGCTCACTCACCTATTATTGGTTGGGCATACGATGGAAATCCAATTTACGGTCCTTATGGATATTCATCAATTACTGGTGGATCCATTAAGTCCATGGTTTCTGGATATTCGGTAAAACTGAAACCAAATAGACCTAGCACATCAATATACCCAACAGGATTCTTTGTAGATGACTATGAGTTTGTTGGCGGGGGCGATCTCGATGAACACAATGGTAGATTCTGTGTAACTCCAGAATATCCAAATGGAGTTTATGCATACTTCTCTACGATAGACAGAGGATCTCCAACATCTACAGGAGCATTTAAAAATTATAAGTTGCCAGTATTCCCATATTTTATCGGAAACACCTATAAATCAAATCCAAACAATTTCAATTTCGTAAAGACATCTAATCAGTCTGATATTGATATTAATAAAACTAATTGGATAAGAAATACTACTCCATATAATATTACAAAATCTAATAGTGGATATGAGTATCTCTACAACCCCAATGAAGTTAGGGAACAAGTCTCTCACGTCAGAATGGTATCTAGCGGAGAAATTGATTCGGTTGGAATTGTTACTGGAGGCAAAGATTATCAAGTAAATGATAAAGTTGTATTTGAAGATGTTGATCTTTCCGGAAGAAAACCAAATGGAACAGTTTCTTCCATAAAAGGTAAGAGAGTAACTTCTGTAAGTGTCGCAACATCTGAATTAGTCAATGTTGAATTTTATCCAAATGGAATTGGAAATTTTATTGGATTCTCTACTTATCCACATTATTTCCAGAATTTGAACGAAGTTATAATCAGCAGTGATTTTGAAGATGAAAAATATACCTCCATTAGAACCACTGCAAATAGTTTGTTTACTGCTAGTGGAATTGGTTCAACAACATATACTGGTATAGTAACTTATATTAGTCTTTATGGACAACCCTTAAAGGGTAACACTGTAAGAGAGAATGATATCTACCAGATCTTAGATGAAAGAGTAAAGATTTTAAATGTAGATCCAGTATCCTCTAGAGTAAGAGTTTTAAGAAATATTGATTCAATTTCTGGTATAACAACATACTCTGCTGGTATTGGTTTTACTGAGATTTCCAGAAAACTTTTTGCTTCTTTTGAAGTTGATAATTCATATGAAACAAAGAGAAACAAACAGATATATTTTGAACCTTCTGAGTCTTTAGGTATTGGCACGACTGCTGGACCTGGAATTGGGTATACTTTATCCTTTGCAAATCCTGGAGCTGGAATAACCCAAATCACTATTCCATCACAATCAATTTATTTGCCAAATCACCAGTTAAATTCTGGCGATGAGTTAATATACTCTGCAAATGGTGGAAATCAAATATCAATTTCAACAGATGGTATCTCTTCATATCAACTCACAGATAATTCTATTGTTTATGCGACAAAATTATCAAATGATCTGATCGGAATCAGTTCTTACAGAGTTGGACTTGGAACTACTGGATACTATGCGGGAATATCAACTTCATCAAATCTTCTTTACTTTGTTGGTATAGGTTCTGGAGTTGTTCATAGTTTCCAAACCAATTATCAAAATGTTTTAACAGGTAAAATTTCTAAGAATCAAGTAACTGTATCAACTGCATCCACTCATGGATTGAGAGTTGATGATTTAGTAACTGTAAATGTAATTTCTGGAATTTCTACGGTAAAAACTGTAGAATACAATAATTATAATAGAAGAACAATAATCAACAGACTAGATTTTCTTTCTGCAGCAGTTGATACCGCTAGAAACACTATCACAATTCCAGATCATGGACTTTACACAAGTCAGAAAGTAATCTATACTTCTTCCTCTCCTTCTGGAGGATTAGACAATGAACAAATTTATTATGCTGTAGTTGTTGATAGTAACACAATCAAGTTATCTGATAGTTTCTATTATTCCTCAAAGAGAGAAAGAAACATTGTCAATATAACATCATCTGCTGACGGATCGATCTTACCAGTAAATCCAGAAATTAGTATCACTGCTAATGGTTCTATAGTTTTTGATGTTTCAAGTCCAACCCTTTCATTTGCAAATGGTGGAATTCTGTATTCTGCATTTACATTTG